ATAGATTTAGATGCTGAACCTGATTCTATATATGAATTAAATTTAGAAAAAAACTTTTGCATTGCTTCAGTTTCTTCTTTTAACAGATTTAATTTTCTTTCTTTATCAACTATATTTGTAAGTAATAATGAATTTTCTACATATTTATAATCTTCATCTGTAAGTGTTTCACCTTGTGATAGCTTAGTGGTTCTTAAAATATCAAATTCATTGACTTCAGTTTTAAAATCTTCCATGTTGTTTTTCATAACCGCATCATTGTATTTTCCAGCTACATAAACACCTCTGTCGTCTTTTATTTTTTGATATTCTATTTCCATAAGCTTTCTAAACTCTGGAGAATACTCATTTAATATTGGTATGATTCTGCCATCAGCTTCTGTTTCATATGTTTGTGGATCAGCACCATTACTAATTGCTGATTCAGCTATACTATTTACTATACTTCTTAAACTATCGACTGAATCTCTTTTAAATCTTCTGGTAAATACTGAATCAAATGTTTCTCTTGCTGTTTTGCCTGTTAAGTATTCAGGTATTTCTGGTCTTTTGTATATTGTAAATTCTTTTTTTACACCTCTTACATTTGTAGAAACTGTTTGTTGTACGTATGGAATTGTTTCGGCAGCTTTCTCTCCTTTAGAAATACCTTCTTGTTTAAGTCGTTTTAGTTCTGCTGATGATACAGCATCAAGTATATTGTCAAATGCATTAGCTTGATTTTTAAATTCATTTGCTGCTGCGGTAAATCCAGCGCCTCTAGTAACACCTATCTCATTTACAAATCTAGTTTGTTGCTCATACTTTTTTATTGCCACTATTCTTTTACCTCTTTTAGTAATTCTCGAGTTCTAAGACCAGCACCTACTATAGTCTCTGCCATGCCACCTAGTGGATTAACAGCTTGTTTAGATAGTTCTGCTTCTTGTATTAATGCTGTGTTTTGCATTCTTTTTTCTAAACCGCTTAATGATAGATTTTCTAAATCACGTCTTACAGCTTCTTTGCCTGATGCTAGTATGGATCTATAACTTGGTGAGGTTAAAGAACCTCCTGATTTTGCTATTGAAGCTAATGATTTTTGATACTGTTTCATATAGTTTGTTTTGACCTGATTACTATCTTTAATATCTTGAAGATAATTATCTCTTGCTTCTTGTTTATAACGTTGTTTTTGTGCCTCATATTTAGCTTTTTCAATCTTAGCGGATTGTTGTTGTGATAATAAACTTAATGTTCCAGAGCCAACAGTAGCTCCAATAGAAACTGCTGTAGCTAATTGAGCGCCAGCAAAAGCTGAAACTCCATATCCTGATGCAGCACCTAATCCTACCGATAATGTAACTGGATCACACATTAATAGTATACCTCCGATGTAATTGCCAATACTCTAAGAGGTAATGGCACTGATTGTGTTATGTCTAATTGTGGCTCATTATCGTATCCAAGAAAGTGAGCGTTGGTTTTACCTGTAAAACTATCCACAATTCCAGAATTGTTAATGTTTTCAACGTTATTTAGCATAATATCGTTACCGTTTAATTTGATATTATAGCTATTATTTAACTCAATAGTAGCCCTCGAAATCTTACGTGGATATGCAGTTAATGTAGTAGTACTGCTTGATGTTCTTATTTGTGGTTCTACTGGAAGTGTTTTAATTTGTAGTGTATTCGATAGTCCTATATCTAAAGCAGATGCAGGAATATCAAAAACAACAACTCCAGATGCACTAACAGTACCACTGCCATAGTAGTATACGTCCGCACCCTCACTCGAGCCAGAAGTTCCATAAACTACCTTGCCTCTCATATCAGGTGTAGATGTTAATCCTGTAAATGTTTTGCTAGTTACAAACTGTAATGCTGTGTTATCTGACTGACTAACTGCTTGATCTATGCTTATAGCATATTCTCCACTATTACCTGTTGCTGTAACGCTTTGTATGGTATAAGTAGTTCCTGTACCACCAAACTGAAATGTTTCACCTGTGTTTGGTGCATTAGTAAATCCATCTACAATGAGTGTCGCCTTGCTAGTTATATTGCCATTAAGTAGCGGGGAGCCATGAGGTTGGTAGCTAGACGACACCGTTTTTGTAACTGTCATATCTGTTGGTACATCAAATACTGTAGTAGCAAACTGCTCAAGATAATATACATCTGATGAGTTTATTGTTCTTTTTACTGCAATATAAATAAAATCTGTAGTTGTTGTTATAGATTCAACAACTCCATCTGTCTCCCATAGAAACCATCCTAATATTTTTTGTACTCTTTGAGATGAATACACAGCAATAGTGCCATCATCATTAACTAAGAAATAAAACTGTTCAGGTTTGTTGCCAATAGATGTAATACTGCCACTATCAACAGGACTAGATATTAAATGATTAGATTCAATACTAATTGGTCCTGATGAAAATTCTTCTAATGATGAGCTAAATAAATACTCTCTTACTGTTTTACCATTGTTTTGTACAAATATAGTTGCACTATCAAATATTCTAGGTGTTGCTAGTCTTTGTACGCCAAAGTTAGATTGTCTTACGAGTTGTATATCTGCTGGTGTAACAGGCTTGCCTACTGGTGGTTTTAGATAAAACTCACCTGTATTTGTTAACACCTCTAATACTTTACTAGATACCAAATGTCGTATTTCATTTATTTCATTAGATGCTATTTGTATTTGAACTGAATCTGCATCTTCGCCATCTCCAACATCAAAGTTAAAAAAGTCTGATATCTTAGATCCTGCAAGTAAATCAGGAATATCTGTTACTCCAGATAAATAAAGCCTTTGTTCATGAAATGCTATAGCTTTAGGATAACCATGTACTGCTGATATGACTTGTTCTTTCCAGTCTCTTGTTGGTGCATGAGACTTGATAACAACCCTAGCGCCACCACCATCTACAGATTCTGTTGCATTAATTATACCTCCAGCAGTAAAAGTATAGTGGTCTTGGTCTATTGTAGTAATGGTAAAGTTTCCATTTAATGAACCACTTGCGATACCGTTACCATCAGAATCTAATATTTCTTCTGCTCCAGATATATTGATTGATGCTCCATTGTCTAATCCATGAGCTACATGAGTTACTTTAATGGTTTTGTTACCTTGTTGTGTTGCAAATGGATCTGGATCTAACTCAATACTCAGGTCATCTTTAAGAGTTACAGTTAATACTGTTGCAGATGTATATCCTGTTACTGTTGCTTCTGTGCCATTTATTTCTAGAGTAGTACCAACATAATCAGATGTAAAATAACTACTGCTGGCAGTTACTGTACGTCCTGTGCCTGCTGAATATGAACTAGCATCTAGTGTTACATCTGATGCAGCAAACTTAAAGTATGGTTGAAATATTCTTTTATCATCTATACTGCTATCAAATGCAAATGTACTCTTAGCAAATGTTGTAGCCCCTGTTCTTTTTATTAATACAGGCATAAATGATTCATGAGCTACAATCATAGTATCGCCTTGCTGTGCATAATTTAACTCAAATAAGTCTGCGGTTGTCCATGAACAGCTTGTTATAGTCTGTAGTAAAGTCCCATTAGTTGAATAAATTTTAAGTTTTGTATTCTGAAAACCAAATATATATTCTTGATTTTCGTTGAATATAAATCGTTCTAGCCGTGTTTGTTCACCTAAATCTGCTCTAAATACTGTTCCTGGTCTACGTTCTGCTGAACCCTGATTATTAAGGATAACGTTTCTTGCTTTATCTAGTCCTGAACCATACGCGCTAATATCGTTTCTTGCGACAAGATTTGGATCTATTTCGCCTCTGTTAAAATTAGATTGATGAACTCTTGTTATTGGCATTATGACTCAACTACAGCTTTAACCGTCATTGCTCCTGTATTTCTCCTATTTCTAAATCTATCAACCTCAACTCTACGTGTAGTTTGTGATTGAGAATCTTGAGCTTTAGCATATGCTAATTGAGTTATGGCTCTGTTTTGATATAACTGAGACAAACTGTCGTTTCTAGCTATTGCACCTGCAAATAAAGATGCTAATTCAAATACTAAAGTCTGTTTAAAATAAGGGGGAAAGTCCGCTTCATTCGGTCTAAAGGTATAGTCAGCCACTACAATATCACTAGATGTTGCATCACAATATATGTCGTTTTCATAACGATCATATGAAATAACATTGTCTGATATTGTTACTGTGTTTATCATGAGAGCATCTGATGGTAATGGATATTTAGCATCAAACCTAGCTGTTGGCGCAGTCGTGTCTCTAGATAATTGTTGTTGTTTTGCAGCAAATCTCCAACGACATCTGGTCAATAAATTCTTTAGTGTAGATTCGTATAGTTGATTAGCTACTTTTGATTCTGTTGTGTTTTCAGTAAACGAAGATATAGTGTTAGCACTTATAAGTACCAATGCTTGGGAACATA